CCATCTGCCTGCACAATAAAAGTAGCGAAGTGGAAATGCTTGTCCGCGTCCCCCATACCGTTGCCGTCATCGAAGTAGTTGTATGCTTGGCGGCAATCGCACTTGATTTCCGTCGTAATGTCGATAGTACCCTCGTCAGCGAGAACTACACGACCATCATACGTTCCATAGTAGAGGCGACCGTTAAAGACGCACCAGCACAGGCCATCCCAGCCCACGAAGCGCGCCCACGCGTTTGTGCTAGTATTCATTACAAACTGGTAGTATGCGCCTGCTGGCGAACTGGTCGCAGGGGCATTCACCACGAGCATACCAGAACGCGGGTACAGTACCGCCGCCCAGCCATGCGTTGTGCTGTTTGGCGTTAGGGCGGTCCATGCCTTGCCCAGCTTTTGCGACAGATACTTAGTATCTACGCCTTCCTGCCCAGCCTCCCGTATCTGCGTGAAGGAGATAATACCCTCTGCGCTGATAATATACAGGTCGGAGCGGTAGTTGAACCACCCCTTACGGCCAATTGGCGGTGGACCGTAGTACCTGCCGACAAGCTGAAATGTAGCCGCGCTTGCGGGGTCCGTACCGGCGTACAGGAGGTATTCACCCTCACTTGTCATAAATACGATATAGTCGTTCGGGCCGGTACCTTCCGTACCCTGCGACGAGAACGACGCAATACCAGTAAGGTAGCCGCCAGCCTTGGCCTGCTGCGCAAGATCGAAGTATGAAGCCGCACCTTGAATAGCGCCTACCGCAAGGTAGTAAAACCCAAGCTGGTCTTTCTGCGCAAAATAGAGACGGCCTTTAAAGCTATGCACGCAATGCAGTGTGTTCTGCGACCCCGTAAGCCCCGTTATCGCTAGAGCGGTATACGAAACTCCATCATAGGAGAACGGTGCATCCGCTGCCGTAAGCCCAATAAGGAACTGCGATCCGGCGTTTGAGAACATTGTCGAAGTAATCTTGTTCGACGTTTTCCCGGATACTATTGCTGCGCCAATAGCGCCCGCCGACGACACGTTATATACGGAACCGTTGGAAAAGCCCAGCATCTTGCTGCTTGCGCCGCCAGCGTACACCGCAAGGCTCTCGACAGCCGCCGCTGCGCCAGTTACGTGGTTCTGGCACCCGTTCCGGGTATCCACCGTAGTATTGTACGGGTACCAGTTGTCCATCACAAACGCGTCGGTAGCGGGCATATCCGCTAAGCCGTCCCGACCGTTGAGGCCACCTATCGGGGCCGGTAGCGTTACGGGCTTGGAGCGCCTGCCGCGATTGGGTCTACGGAGCGCCATTACGCACCAAACCCTTGTTCGGGTACGAAGCCGTCAGCTACTTCGGGTATATCTACGCCCGAGCGCAACGCAACAGGGATCGAGCCGTACCCTAGTTGCTGCGCGAGAAGTATCCGCTTGTTCATTTCGTAATCGTTGTAGTCCTCGTTGTACTCGAAACCACGCTGCGCTTTAAGCTTCCAGCGTAGGCCCTTACGTACGAGTTCTTCGGGGATAAGCGCCACATCATCGTCAGAGACGTACAACGGCTTTAAAGTAAGCCCGTCTGCGGACGCCACCCTGCTGCTTGTGACATACTCGCAAACGAGAGTCTGAACGTCTTTCGGCGCGGGCGTAATGCTAATCTTTAAAGGATACCCGTACATACGGAAACGGTACCTGCCGATCTGCGATGGCAAGGCGTTACGGCTTCGCATCCAGTCCCCTGCGGACATTGAGCCGCGAAGGGAGTAGTACTGCGAAGCTGAATATAGGCTATCGGTGACTTGGTACTTCCAATCGGCGGGAAGAGCGTACTGCTCTTGATCGACCACCGTATTGAAGCTATAGTCCCGAGTAAGCGACGGCCATTCTAGGCGCGTCAAGTCCTCAAGTATTTCGTTGCAGAACGCGAACATGGAGCGCGAAAGAGAGTCCGTACTCGCCGCGACTGCGCTAGGACGGGGAAGCCCAACAGTGTCCGCAACATCTTTGCAAACAGACATTAGAGACATATCGGGCTTCCTCGTTGTCAAGTATCAGACAATATCCGCAATCGGCGCTGCGGCCTTGCCCGTCTTGGCCGCCGGAGCGGGGGCCGCGACAGTCTCGGGAGCGGGTACGTTACCCGCAATCTGCTGCTGGAGTACGGCGTTCTGCGCTGCCATCTGCGCGACCTGATCCTTGAGGTCTTGGATCGCAGTATTGGCGGTTTCGAGGTCCGCCGCCAGCTTCGTAGCGAACGAACCATCCTTGGCGGCAGCGATGAACGCCTTGGCCTTCTCGCGCCACGTACGGCCATCCGGGCCGACCAGCGACAGCTTTTCGTCGGGAAGTTCGGCGAGCGCATCGACCGAGAACACGTTGGAGGCCCGCAGCGCCGCAGCCATGGTACGGCTGATTTCCGGCCATTCCTTGAGCGGCGTACCCGTGAGGGTAGCGTCGGCTTCCTCGTTCTTCTCGAAGTCCTTGATGAACTCCTTGAACTGCTCGTACTGCATACCAAGCAGCGGCTCCATACGGGCCATTTCCGGGGCGAACTTGCGCTTCACCTCGAATACCGGAGTACTGCCGCGCGAACCCGGCGAAATCACTTCGACGAAAATCGCGTCGTCAAAGATCGGGCGTCCTTCGCGTTCCGAAAGGAAGTTGTTCTTGACCGTATCGCGCCAGATACGGAGGGCCGAACCGTCGTTGGTCCGGTACTGAGGGTCGTTGTCCATCGACGGTTCTCGCTTTCTTTAAAGAATGGCGGGGCACCGAAGCACCCCGCCAAGTTTACCCACGGGAGGGATTAGGTAATCTGTCCCTGCACGAACGGACGATTGATCGTCGCGTACGACTTGTTCGCAGCCGGAGTACCGACAGCCGACGAGATACGTGCGTTCAGGATTTGGTCGCCCGCATCGGCGGTATTGCCGACCGAACCGGCGGTAGCCGATGCCATCATAACACCGGCGACAGTACCGGCAACGGCGCTAACAATGGCGACACCGCTAACCTGGAACCAGCCCCACTGCCCCGCAACGGTGGCACCGAGCGCGAAAGCGACAGGACGGCCAGTATTCGAGCCGGTGGCGTTGCTGTGGCGGAGCGTAGTCGGGCCGGACGGCAACAAGTCGTACAGAACGGCATCGCCAGCAGCGCACGAAGCCACGCCGGGGAGGTAGATAAATTCACCTTCGCCGAACGCGTCATCGTAGAACTTGGCGATAGTGCCAACCGCATTGACCTGCACCGTGTCAGCGGTACCGGTCGGGGCGGAAATCCCCATGGGCGAGTTAGCCCCAGTCTTCCAAACCATAGTATTTACTCCAACTTGGAGTGGGAGGGTACGGGGGCTTTAAAGGCCCCCGTATTTGCGATTAGGCGCGGAGAACGCCCTGCATCATGGAACCCGAAAGGGTCATGTTGCCGGCCCAGCCCATAAGCTGCACCATCGCGTCTTGGTTCGTACTGAACCGCTGCTTCTCGCCCAGCGCGACGTATCGACGCTTCGGATGGTGCCGGAGGTAGATATAGTCGGTATTGAGGAAGTACATGTGGTTGGCCGGGCAGCCGCCGCCGATACCGCCGTCGAATACCACGTCCGCCGACTGGAACTTGAGGCTTTCAAAGCCCGCCTGCGCCATCTTCTCGGACATGAAACGCTGCTGCGGTTGCAGACTTTCCATGTACAGCCGGTAGTAGTTGTTGTCGGCCATGATAATGTCGGGCTTCTCGTTGCCGCGAACGATCGTCAGCCACGTACGCATCATGTACGAGTTGATGTTCGCCGTGGAAACGGCAGCGCCGAAGTCCGTCAGGCCCGAGAACGACTGGTTGCGCCAGAACGACCAGTTTGCACGGTTGATATTGCCGACGGTGCCGGTGCTGGCAGTATCGGCAATGAGCAGCGCCATACCGCCAACGGCCTTGCCGGCTGCGGCAGTACCATCGCCGTACACGGCTGCGCCCATCTGGTTCTTCATGGTGCGTTCGGCGTTCGAGATACGGCTTTCGAGCAGGTCGATGAACTGTTCTTCACCGCTGTTCATGAGCTGTTCGAGGCCCGAAATGGACACCGCGACAGCGCACTGCTTCCAGTCGTACTCAGCCGCCGAGAAGACTTCCTGCGGCGAGATATTCAGGGTATCGTACCCCGAGTACCAGCCGAAGGTGCCGTTTTCGCCGAACTCGATTTCCTGCACGATACGGCGACCGCCATCGGCAGGCTTCGCCTTGCCCTTGCGTTCGAGACGATCAAGCAGCGCGTGCGACTTGGATACGTTGTCAGCCACCGACTTCGAGCGGTTCTCGATGGTGGTAGTGACGATTTCCGAGAGATTGGGGACAGCCATAGCTGCGTACTCCTTTAAAGTGGTTGCGTCAACCGGCGTTCATGCTCGCGCGGATAGTATCACGCAACGTAAGGCTCCCGTCCGCAACATTAGTGGGTGCTGCGGTCGGCACGCCAGAGGAAACGCTACTTCCGGCAGCGCGTGCCTTCGACGTACGTTCCTGCGCAAGGCGAATACGTTCTGCTTCCGCAGCTTCGTTATTCACTTGCTGAAGTTTCGTACGCACAGAAGGGATCGCCCAGCACGCCCGTTCGTAGCCATCCTGTAGGATTTCTGCGCGTGGGCGGTTGGGGTTCTCGCGCAACGCAAGTTCGACGTACGAGGTTAGAGAGTTTCCGATTTCCTCTGCATACGGACGCAGGCGGTTTCCCCCGGCGTCTTTTTGCAGAAAGAAGTCTGATACTTCGTCTACTGTCTGAGTGTGCTGCGCGTGTTGCTGCTGCTGGTTAAAGCCGTTGAGTTGGCCTTTGACGTTGGCCAACTCTTGCTTTAAAGCATTCAGTTCTGGGTCGCCGGGGTCTTCGCCGAATACTACTTCTTCGAGGTCAACGCCGTTATTCTGCGCAAAGTACTTGACGAACCCTACCGGATCGGTTGTAGCGAAATCCGAAAGGGCGAACAACTGGTTGACGGCCTGCGCCTCCGACATACCATTAAGCGCCCAAGCCTGACGGCGTGGGGCTATTGTGTGTTCGATCTGTTCGTATGCGGCGAAACGAGCCGCTTGGTTATTCACATGCTCCATAGTACGCGCAAGCTGAACTTGCGTTTCCGCCGGAAGCGTGGCGAATACTTGGGGGTCCATACCCGCCGGGGGCGTAACCGAAGAGGACGGTTGGCCACCGGCGGGTACTTGCGGCTGCGGATCAGGGACCGCAGCCGCAAAAGTACCATCAGGGTTGCGCGCACGCATATCGCCCGACTGCGCCTCAGGCGTAGGCTCGGCGTCACCCTTGAGGGCACTCGAAATCTGATCGCGCAGCGATACGGGCTTATCGCCCGCGTTCGGCTTCTGCTGCTGATCTACTTTGATCTTCGACGTATCGGAAACATGGGACGTATCAACGTCGGCTACGCGTACGGTATCGCTATGGTCAGTACCGTTGTCGTTCAGGTCCGAAACGAAATCGAAATCATCACTCATGGCGCAGTACTCTCATATTTCTGCTTCTGGACACGTTCCTCGTACGCGGCCTGAGGCATCCGTTTTACTTCTTCAATATGCTTCCGAAGATGATCGCGCGTATAGCCGCTGCTAGTGACGCCAGTATCGGGACGAGGTGCCCCTATACGCTCGTTCCCAACCTCGATTACTTCGTGGCGGCGCAAGTGGTCCCGGTGTTCCGAACGACTGGTGATCTGCGCGCCATCAATCGGGGATGCGTACCCGCTAATATCGCGCATAATCATCGGCGTCTGTACGGCGTGCGAAAAGTTGTCGTACCCGCTCCAATCGCCGCCGAACTCCGGGAGAACGTAGTTGCGTCCGTCCATACCCTTATACGTGTAGACGCACGGGATCGACTTAGAATGCCCGCGAACGGTTACATAGGTCTTACGACCGCTGAAACTTTCGGGAAATTCGTAAAGATCGAATGCCACAGTCTACCCCTTCAATCCGCTTTAAACATTAGTCGCCGTCACCAGTCAAGCCCCCGGTTTCGGCCTCGCGTGCTTCGCGTGCTTCCTCCCGTTGGTTCTCGTTCTCCATACGCTCCTGCTCTTGCTCGTGCCCGGCTTCCTGCATACTTGCACCGTGCTGCGCTTTAAAGTTCTCCCGTTCGTTTCCGCTTTCGGCCATAGCTGCACCGTGCTCGTCCATCGCAGCGCTATGCTCGGCTACTTCGGCGGCGGTATCGGCCTGCTGCTGCTTGATACCGAGTTCGGCTTCCTTGACGGATACTTCCCGTTCGCGGAGTTGCAGTTCGGCAAGTTTCTCGGCGTGGCGGTTCTGCTCCTTCTGCAATTCAAGTTGCAGCTTCGCATTGTCGTACTGAATACGTCCCTGCTCTTTGGCCATATCAGCCTGCATCTGCGCTTGCGCAGTTTGCGTATCGGCCTGTATACGAGCGCCTTCGGTCTGAGCGCGTACCTGCGCCACCTGCTGAGCGGCCTGCGCTTTTGCTTGGTGCCCATTCGGGTCCGTATTCTGGTTGCCCTGTTGACCCTTGCTTTCGAGTACTTTTTGCACCTTCTCGAACTCTTCTTCGATTGGACGTGAAGACGGGAAAGTACGGACAGTAAACATGAGCATGGCCCCGAGTAGCGGGCCTAGTTCCGGTGTAGCCTGCATGGCTGGTACGGCTTGCTGCAAGAACGCCCCGGCTGCGCCAAGGAAGTCCATACGATCTTTGCGCTCGCTTTCCTCGTCGGCGAGGATAGTGCTGTCCGTTTCGATGGATACGGTGGATACGCGACGGGCCTCGTTCTTCAGCGCACTGACAGCCGCTTTAAAGATGCTAAAGCGTTGCTGCGCGGCGGGATCGGCCTGCATTTCTTCTGGTGTCGGAATATCGACACCGGAGAACATGGCAATAGTCTCAATACTACAATGCTCTGCGATCACCTCGCCAGCGATGGCGATAATATCACGCGCAAATCGCTGTACTTCCTTCTGCATCTTCTTGACGCGTGCGCCAGCCCAATTGGCCTTCAAGTTCTGCGCGCCGAGCGTTTCGGATGCCTTGGATACGCCTCGTACAATGTCCGAGAAGCCCGTAACCTCGTATATCTCCTGCTTGCAGATTTCCCGTGCCTGCTGCAACTGCACAAGGCACGCTACTACCGTGTCAATCGGGAGCCAGTCTACGCTCCCTTTCAAGCCGCCGTTTTGGGCGTACATAGCCCACTGATCGACGCCGATCATACGGTTGCCGGACGCGGGGTTGAGTACGTCCGCAAGCTTGGTCATGGAACCATCGTAGATACCGACGACACGCAACGCTTCGCCGAGCAGACGAATACGCTTGGTTAGTATATTAAGCGTTTCGGCCTGCGACTTATACTGAGAATAGAACGCACGGGGGACGAAAGTACGCGTATTTGATATAGCCCGGATCGGACGCGGGCACGGGAAGAAGTTCTTTAGCTTTAAAGGGTCTTCAACCTCGTCTAGCAGGTCTTCGGCGTAGCTTTCGGAGAACCAGTACGCTTTGCGCGTACGAATGTCCCAAATCTCCCAAATTTCGCAGGTTTCGGACGGGTTATCCTCGTTACGGCCAGTAGCCTCACGGGTGGCGTACACCAGCATATCGGCCTTTTTCTTGCCGAAACGCTTTGTAGCCTCTTCTTTCGTAAGCCACAGTCTGCGGGATACCCACGGTACCGTCTTCCAGCCACGGGATACGCCAACCATCCAGTCGGACCAGTACACATAGTCCAGCTTGATGCGCTCGTCAAGGAGTTCTTGTACCGGCTGCCCCTGTCCGTCCAGCGTGGGTTCTCCGTCCGCGTTCTTCATATCGCCGAACGTAGGCTCGTACCGTACCCATGCGGTACCAATACCGGGAAGCAGGTAGTCTTCTACCGCGTTCTCCATTAGTTCGTCGAAGTCTTCTTCTTCGATCAAGTACGCAAGACAGCCTTCCAGCAAGTCTGCGGACATACGCACGGGTGCCGGGGCGCTGTCCTTGTGGCGAAGCTGCACGCGCGGTACCGGTCGTTGGGCATATAGGTTAGGCTTGATAGTTTCGGTGGACGAGTACAGAATATTGTACTTATCCTTGTAAGCCGCGTCCGCGCCATCGGACTTTTGCAACCGGTACGCATCCGTTACCTGCTCGCCGGCATCCCAAAACGGTTTAAAGCGCTTTTTTGCTTTTTCCAGTTCCTGCTGCCAGTACGAACGCCGGTTAGTGGTCGCTGCGTCGGTTGTCTTAGCCATCGGTACGCCTACTCTTCTAAAGAGGCTTCATGGGCCTCCCAAAGGTCATTCATGGTCGCGTGCTGCAAAAGCTTGATGCTTATGTCAGCAGGGCCAGCGGGCCTAGGACGCCGCCACGGGCGGGACATAAGCCCATAGCGCAGGGTGTCGGGCGCATGGTCCTCCCCATCGGTATCGCAGTCCTCGGGGTCGTTCAAGTCATGCTGTAAAGCTGGCAGGGTGCGGATCGTGTGGACACACACCGAGAAGAAGTAAAGCATCGGCGTACCCACGCCGTTGTTAACCTCCGGGTCGCCATCTATACCGCACAAACGGTCCCGCGTAATATCCCAACCACCAGTACGGTTGTTATCCGCCTTGCGGAACATTACCTGTTCGACAGCCATACGCTCAGCGTACGACGGACCAGAATGGTTGCTAAACGCGCTAGGGTCGAGTACGCCGTACGTTACCTTGTCGCCCTTCTCCGCCCGTTTTATCTCCTGCGCTACCCTATTGGCGCTCCACCGCAAGCCCACGTTCGGGGTACCGTTCCACCCGTACAGTTCGCGGTACACTACAAGCGCGCCTTGTGGTATGTATGGCCCGTTCTCGACCTGATAACCGTCGCTACACACTGCAAACCACAGTACGCAGAACGGAGTGGCCGAACCCCAGTCCATACTCCTAAAGCGCAACCAGTGGGCGGGGATTTTAAAGGGCGCCAGTACGTGCCGCTGGACAGAGAACTCGGGGAAATACGCGCCGGTGATTACGGACCAGTCACCCTCAAGCCACGCACGTACCAGTTCAGGGCTACCGAGTTCACGTAGACGGGCGATGTAGCCCGGATCGTTTTCGAGCAGCTTCTTATTGTCGTATACCTTGGACGGTATAAACATTTTCGTAGTGATAGTACCGTCTTCGTCGATGTTCTGGATAAGTTCCATTCCGGTCGGAGCCGGATCAACAAAGTACGCCTTGACAGCGTGGTGGCCTACGCCGCCGGGGTTAGCTGAGCAACGGATACGTTTAAAGGGAACGCCATGCGCAGAACGCAAGCACGCCTTCATCTTCTTGTACGAATTTAGAT